ATGATCGTTGAGACACCGGCCGGAGAGCCGTTGGCGAGGCCCCTCGTCACCGAGGCGATGGGGCTTCTGGATCAGATCGTCGTGGAGATCCACACGGCGATGGACAGGTTGCGGAAGGGCGATCCGGGCGACCTGAAGGACGGTGTGCGGGTGATCAGGGACCTCCGCGCGGCCCTTCAGATCGTGTTCGAGGAAAGGGCGAAAGTTGCGAAACTCAAGGAAGACGGTGGCAGAGGCGGCGGCGACCGGGCGCTCGATCTCGACGCCGCCCGCGTTGAGATCGGCCGCAGGCTGGCTCGCCTCCGCGACGCCGGAGACGGTTGACGCCTTCCTGGCCGGCCTCAGCGACGCGGCCTTGATGGCGCTCCCGTGGCTCTTCGAGTTCTGGGCGCTGCCGCATCAGCTGCCGCCCGAGGGCGCATGGAGGACATGGGTCGTCATGGGCGGTCGCGGGGCGGGCAAGACCCGCGCCGGGGCGGAGTGGGTGCGCGCCCAGGTCGAGGGCGCGCGTGCCGCCGACCCGGGCCGGGCGCGGCGCGTGGCGCTGGTGGGCGAGACGATCGACCAGGCGCGCGAGGTCATGGTCTTTGGCGAGAGCGGGATACTCGCCTGCTCGCCGCCCGACCGCAAGCCGGTCTGGGAGGCGACGCGCAAGCGGCTTGTCTGGCCGAACGGGGCGGTCGCGGAGCTTTACTCGGCCTTCGATCCTGACAGCCTCAGGGGGCCGCAGTTCGATGCGGCATGGGTCGACGAGCTTGCCAAGTGGAAGAAGGCGAAGGAGAGCTGGGACATGCTCCAGTTCGCGCTGAGGCTTGGCGAGCATCCGCAGCAGGTGGTGACGACGACGCCGCGCAACGTGGGCGTGCTGAAGGCGATCCTGAAGAACCCCTCGACGGTGCTGACGCAGGCGCCGACCGAGGCGAACCGCGCCTATCTGGCGGCCTCGTTCCTCGAGGAGGTACGGGCGCGCTATGCCGGCACCCGCACGGCGCGCGAGGAACTGGACGGCGTCCTGCTGGAAGATGCGGAGGGCGCGCTCTGGTCCACCGCGCGGCTTGACGCCGGACGCAAGGCGGCGCCGGAAGGGCTGAGCCGGATCGTCGTGGCGGTCGATCCGCCGGTCACCGGGCACGCGGGTTCGGACGAGTGCGGGATCGTCGTGGCCGGCGTCGTGGCCGAGGGGCCGCCGACGGACTGGCGGGCCTACGTCCTGGAGGATGCGAGCGTGCGGGCGGCCTCGCCGGCAGACTGGGCGCGGGCGGCGATTGCGGCGATGGACCGGCATGGCGCGGACAGGCTTGTGGCGGAGGTCAACCAGGGCGGCGATCTCGTCGAGACGGTCGTCCGGCAGATCGACCCGCTGGTGCCGTTCCGCGCGGCGCGCGCCGCACGTGGGAAGACCGCGCGGGCCGAACCGGTGGCCGCGCTCTACGACCAGGGGCGGGTGCATCACGTCAGGGGCTTCGACGCGCTCGAGGACCAGATGTGCCGGATGACGGTCGCGGGTTATGAGGGGCAGGGATCGCCCGACCGGGTGGACGCGCTCGTCTGGGCGCTGACGGACCTGATGGTGGAGCCGGCCGCGAAATGGCGGCGACCGCAGGTCAGGAGTCTGTGACGGAGGGCGGGGAGGCGTCTGCCACCCAACACCCCCCGAGAGTATTTGGACCACAATGAAAGCCGGCGCCGTCCGGGAGCTTGGCTTGCGGTGGCCCAGCGAGGAGGAATTCGATGGCATGGAACATCTTCCGGCGCGCCGAGGGCGCGGTGCCGGAGCAGAAGGCCTCGGCTACGGGCCGGGTGATCGCCTGGGGATCGTCGGGCCGGGTGATCTGGTCCCCGCGCGACACGGTCAGCCTGACCCGGACGGGGTTTTCCGGCAATCCGGTGGGGTTCCGGGCGGTGAAGCTTATCGCCGAGGCGGCGGCGGCGCTGCCGCTCGTCTGCCAGGACGGCGCACGGCGCTATGAGGCTCATCCGGTCATCGACCTGATGCGGCGGCCGAACGCGGGGCAGGGGCGGGCGGAGCTTTTCGAGGCGCTCTATGGCCAACTCCTTCTCAGCGGGAATGGCTATGTCGAGGCGGTGGGCGGTGCGGGTCTGCCGACCGAACTGCATGTGCTGAGATCCGACCGGATGAGTCTCGTGCCCGGCGCGGATGGCTGGCCTGTCGCCTACGACTACACCGTCGGGGGACGGAAGCACCGGTTCGACATGGCAGGGCCGGTCGATCCGGTCCTGCACATCAGGTCGTTCCATCCCCAGGACGACCACTACGGCCTGTCGCCCATGCAGGCGGCGGCGGTGGCGATCGATGTCCACAACGCGGCCTCGGCCTGGTCGAAGGCGCTTCTGGACAATGCCGCGCGGCCTTCGGGCGCGATCGTCTACAAGGGAGCGGACGGGCAGGGGCAGCTCAGCGGCGACCAATACGACCGGCTGGTGAACGAGATGGAGATGCACCATCAGGGCGCGCGCAACGCCGGACGGCCGATGCTTCTGGAAGGCGGGCTCGACTGGAAGCCGATGGGGTTCAGTCCCTCGGACATGGAGTTCCAGAAGACCAAGGAGGCGGCGGCGCGCGAGATCGCCACGGCGTTCGGTGTACCGCCAATGCTGATGGGCATTCCGGGCGAGGCGACCTATGCCAACTATCAGGAGGCGAACCGCGCCTTCTACCGGGTGACGGTGCTGCCGCTTGCCACGCGCGTCACGGCGGCGGTGAGTTACTGGCTTTCCACCCATCTCGGCGAGCAGGTGGAGCTCAGGCCCGACCTCGATCAGGTGCCGGCGCTGGCTGCCGAGCGCGACCAGCAGTGGAAGCGCGTGGGCGAGGCGTCGTTCCTGACCGATGCCGAGAAGCGCAGCATACTCGGCCTCCCGCCGCTCGCAGCCGGGGGTTGACGATGGCGGGGCCGGGATCACGCTACCTCAAGGAGCCTTTCCAATGCGCACACGAGCACCGCTTCGAGGCGACAGAGCGGATCATGGCCTTGCAGTTCGAGACGGTCGAGAAACGGCTGGAGCGGATCGAGGCGATGGTCGGCGGCGTGGAAAAGCGGCTCTGGATGACGGTCTTCGGGGTCGTCGGGGTGATCCTGAGCCAGGCGGTGCAGTCCCTGATCGAATTCGGGCCGAAGTAGGAATGGGCACATGATGACAAGCGAATACGGGCTGGAGAAGAAGTTCTGCCGGATCGGCGAGGCGGTCACGCTGACCGAGGGTTGCCGGATCGAGGGCTATGCCTCGCTCTTCGGGCTGACCGACCAGGGCGGCGACGTGGTGATGCCGGGCGCATACGGCAAGTCGCTGGCCCGGTTGAAGGCGGAGAGCCGCGCCGTCAGGATGCTCTGGCAGCATGACGCGACGCAGCCGATCGGGGTCTGGGACGAGATCGCCGAGGACGGCCGGGGGCTGCGCGTGAAGGGCCGCATCCTGACCGAGATCGAGAAGGGACGCGATGCGGCGGCCCTTGTCGCGGCGGGCGCGATCGACGGGCTGTCGATCGGTTACCGCACGGTGACGGCGGAAAAGGATGCGAAGGGGCAGCGGCTCCTTCGCGAAGTGGAGCTCTGGGAGGTGTCGCTGGTCACCTTCCCGATGCTCCCCGAGGCGCGGGTTTCCGCCAAGGGCGAGACGCTCGGGGCGGAGACGTTGCGCGACCTGGCGGCGCTGTTCGAGGAGGCACGCCGGACGCTGGCGGGGCGCTGAGGCCCGCCCGACCAACCCCTGATGTGAGGTGATGGGAATGAAGACGACCGAGACGAAGGCTCGGGCCGGGGAAGTCGTGTCCGGCGCTCCGGCCGAGGAGGTGAGGCATGCGCTCGCAGGGTTTCTGAGCGAGTTCAAGGGCTTTCAGGACGAGATGACATCGAAGCTGCAACAACAGGAAGAGCGACTGACCATGCTGGATCGCAAATCTTTCACCGCCGGTCGTCCGGCGCTGTCCACCGCCGTCGATCTCGACGTGCCGCACAAGAAGGCTTTCTCGGCCTATCTGCGGTCCGGCGATGACGACGGTCTGCGCGGGCTTGTCCTCGAAGGCAAGGCGCTGAACACGCAGGTGAACGCCGACGGCGGGTTCCTCGTCGATCCCGAGACATCGGATCGCATCCGCGGCGTGCTGAAGGCGACGTCGTCGCTGCGCTCGATCTCGAACGTGGTCAACGTCGAGGCGACCTCGTTCGACGTTCTGGTCGACCACACGGACCTCGGTTCAGGCTGGGCGACGGAGACGGCGGCGCTTGCCGAGACGGGGACGCCGCAGATCGATCGCATCTCGATCCCGCTGCACGAGCTTGCCGCGATGCCGAAGGCGAGCCAGCGCCTGCTGGACGACAGTGCCTTCGACGTGGAGGGCTGGCTGGCCGAACGCATCGCGGACCGCTTCGCCCGGGCCGAGGCGCAGGCCTTCGTGGCGGGTGATGGCGTGGACAAGCCGAAGGGCTTCCTGACCCACACCACCGTGGACAACGGCGTCTGGGCCTGGGGATCGCTCGGCTATGTGCCCACGGGCGCGGCGGGTGATTTCGCGGCCACGAATGCCTCGGATTCGATCATCGACCTCGTTTATGCGCTGAACGCGGAATACCGCGCCAATGCGACCTTCGTGATGAACTCGAAGACGGCGGGTGCCGTGCGCAAGATGAAGGACGCCGACGGCCGCTTCCTGTGGTCGGACGGGCTCGCCGCGGGCGAGCCTGCGCGGCTGATGGGCTATCAGGTGCTGATCGCGGAGGACATGCCGGACATCGGTGCCAACGCCTATGCCATCGCCTTCGGGGACTTCCGGTCGGGTTACACCGTGGCGGAGCGCCCCGACATGCGTGTGCTGCGCGATCCGTTCTCGGCCAAGCCGCATGTCCTCTTCTACGCCTCCAAGCGCGTGGGCGGCGACGTGAGCGATTTCGCCGCGATCAAGCTTCTGAAGTTCGCGATCTCGTAAGAGACGCGGATCGGCCGGGGCCTTCGGGTCCCGGTCGGACGGGCGCGGGTCGCCCTTTCTACTTCCCCCGTGTTGTCTAGCTGCTCCCTCCGTCCGAGCAACGCGGGGCCGACCCGCGCCCGAACCCCGAGGGGGAGGGCGTGACTTCCGGAGACGAACATGATGCTGAGCGAAGTGACGGGGGTGCCGCAGGCGGCGCTGCCGGTGGCAGATTTCAAGGACCATCTCAGGCTCGGCACGGGCTTTGCCGACGACTCCGTGCAGGACGCGCTTGCGGAAAGCTACCTGCGGGCCGCGGTGTCGGCGATCGAGGGGCGGGTCAGCAAGGCGCTGGTGGCGCGGGAGTTCCTTCTCGAACTCGATGCGTGGCGCTGGCCGGATGCACAGGCCCTGCCGCTGGCGCCGGTGAGCGCGCTGGTCTCGGTCACGCTCCGCGACCGAGACGGGCTGGCCGAACTGATCGACCCGGCGCGCTACCGTCTGGTGCGTGACGTGCAGCGGCCAAAACTCGTCGCGGCCGGCGCGCTGCTGCCGGGGATCCCGGTCGGCGGCTCTGTCGAGGTGGTCTTCACGGCGGGCTTCGGCCCGGTCTGGGCTGACGTGCCGGCCGATCTGGCGCAGGCGGTCTTCCTTCTAGCCGCGCAGTACCACGAGTTCCGCCATGAGGCGGGCGCGGGACAGGCGATGCCCTTCGGGGTAATGGCGCTGATCGAGCGGTGGCGAACGGTGCGCGTGCTTGGCGGAGGTTCGGCATGAGCGCGCCGAGGCTGAGCCGGAAGCTGGTGCTGGAAGAGGCGCAGCGGGTCCCGGACGGTGCGGGCGGCCATGGGTTGACCTGGGTGGCACTGGGCACGCTCTGGGGACTGGTCGAGGCTGGGGCAGGACACGAGCGGGCGGGCGAGTTCGTCACGCTGTCGAGCGTGGGCTACCGGATCACGGTGCGCGCCGCGCCGCAGGGCGCCGCGTCGCGGCCTAAACCCGAGCAGCGGTTTCGCGAGGGGGCGCGCATCTTCCGCATCACCGCCGTCACGGAGGAGGACGCGGAAGGGCATTACCTGACCTGCTTTGCGCAGGAGGAGGTCCTGGCATGAGCTACGGAGCGGCGGCCGCCCTGCAGGCGGCGATCTATCAGCGCCTGACTGCGGACAGCGCGCTCGATGCGCTGGTGAATGGCGCGATCTACGATTCCGTGCCGCCGGGGATCGTGCCGGGGACCTATGTCTCGATCGGGCCGGAGGACGTGCAGGACGCTTCCGACCAGGTGGGTCGGGGGGCACTGCATGAATTCGTCGTCTCGGTCGTGACGGATCAGGCGGGGTTCCAGAACGCCAAGGCGGCCGCGGCGGCCGTCTCCGACGCGCTGACGGGTGCGACGCTGGTTCTCGCGCGAGGGCGACTCGTCGGTCTCTGGTTTCTCAAGGCGCGGGCGCGGCGGGTCGAGAAGGCCGACATGCGACGGATCGATCTGACGTTCCGGGCGCGAATAGAGGACTGAGCGGCAACTCGGCCGCGCCCGCAAGAATGGTGCAATCTCGGGTGCCGTCGTTCGTTTGGCGACCCTGAACACAGACAAATCGGAGTACGGACATGGCTGCGCAGAATGGCAAGGACCTTCTGATCAAGCTCGACCTGACGGGGGGCGGGCTTTTCACCACGATCGCGGGACTCAGAGCCACGCGGATCAGTTTCAACGCCGAGACAGTGGATGTCACCAGCCTGGAGAGCCAGGGCGGATGGCGTGAGTTGCTCGGCGGTGCAGGCGTACGGTCCGCGAATGTCTCGGGGTCGGGCGTCTTCGTGGACAGCGCCACCGACGACCGCGCGCGCCAGATCTTCTTTGCCGGCACGGTGGAGACCTTCCAGGTGATCATTCCGGATTTCGGCATCGTCGAGGGACCGTTCCAGATCACTGCGATCGAGTATGCGGGCAGCTACAACGGCGAGGCAACCTACGAGCTTTCGCTCGCCTCGGCCGGCGCGCTGATCTTCACGGCGATCTGATGGTCAATCCCTGGGCCGGCGAGGTCGGGCTGAGGCTCGACGGCAAGCGCCACGTCGTCAAGCTGACGCTCGGCTCGCTGGCGGAACTGGAGGCAGGGCTCGGTACGGGCACGCTGATAGAACTGGTGGAGCGGTTCGAGGCGGGGCGGTTTTCGGCCCGCGACGTGCTGATGCTGATCGTCGCCGGCCTCAGGGGCGGCGGCTGGGAGGGGACGGCCGATGACCTGCTGCGGGTCGAGATCGGCGGCGGCCCGGTAGAGGCGGCACGGGTCGCCGCCGAGCTTCTGGCGCGGGCGTTCACGGTGCCCGAGGGCGGATGAGCGGGCTCGACTGGCCGGGGCTGATGCGCGCGGGTCTTGGCAGGTTAGGCCTTACCCCGAAGGAATTCTGGGCACTCACTCCGGCGGAGCTGATGCTGATGCTCGGCGATCCGCAAGCCGTTCCCCCGCTGAACCGGGCGCGGCTGGACGCACTTGCCCGCGCCTGGCCCGACCGGGTGCCCGAGGAAAGGAAGGACGACGAAGATGCCGGTGACGGACGGACTGGACGGAATTGACGGGATCGAGGGGCTGGCGACGCAGGCTGCCGCGCTGGAGACGAGCCTGGCCGGGGCGCAGGCGATGACGACGGCCTTCGACGCCGAACTGGGGCGGATGCGGGAGAGCATGATCTTCACCGGACGCGAGGTGGGGACGCTTTCGAAGAGCATCGGCGGCGGCTTGCGGCGGGCATTCGACGGACTTGTCTTCGACGGGATGAAGCTGTCGGACGCGCTGCGCCAGGTGGCGAAGTCGATGGCCGACAGCGTCTATGGCGTCGCGATGAAGCCGGTGCAGGACGCCTTGGGCGGCGCGGTTGCAAACGGGCTGAACGGGCTTCTGAGCGGGTTGTTCCCGTTCGAGAAAGGGGGCGGCTTCGCCCAGGGCAGAGTGATGCCGTTCGCGCGGGGCGGTGTCGTGTCTTCGCCGACGACATTCCCGATGCGGAGCGGACGCGGCCTCATGGGCGAGGCGGGACCCGAGGCGATCATGCCGCTGACCCGTGGCGCGGACGGGCGGCTTGGCGTCCAGGCGCAGGGCGGCGGGCGGCCGGTCAACATCGTCATGAACGTCACGACGCCGGATGTGCAGGGCTTTGCCCGCAGCCAGAGCCAGATCGCCGCGCAGATGGCGCGGGCGCTCGCCCGTGGCGACAGGAACCGGTGAGGAGAGCGACATGGCATTTCACGACGTACGGTTCCCCGCGAACCTGAGTTTCGGGTCGGTCGGTGGTCCGGAACGGCGCACGGAGGTCGTCGCGCTGACGAACGGGTTTGAGGAGCGCAACACGCCCTGGGCCGAGGCGCGCCGCCGCTACGACGCGGGGCTGGGGTTGCGCTCGCTCGACGATATTGCCGATCTCATCGCGTTCTTCGAGGCGCGGCAGGGTCAGCTCTTCGGGTTCCGCTGGAAGGATTGGTCGGACTACAAGTCCTGTAAACCGTCCGAAAGCGTCGGCTACGAGGACCAGGTCATCGCGACCGGCGATGGGGTGACCGTGGCGCACCAGCTCGTCAAGACCTACGCATCGGGCGGCGCGGCGCAGCGACGGATCATCAGAAAGCCGGTTTCGGGCACGGTGCGCATCGGGCTTCAGGGGGACGAGCTGCAGGAAGGCGTACACTATCAGGTGGACGCGGCAACCGGCAGCGTCACCTTCGCGACCGCGCCGGCCGTCGGCGAGCGGATCACCGCCGGCTTCGAGTTCGATGTGCCCGTGCGCTTCGATACCGATCGCATCCAGGTCTCCGTAGCGTCGTTCCAGGCTGGCGACGTGCCGCAGGTGCCGGTGGTGGAGGTGCGGCTCGGATGACCTACCCGCAAGCTCTGAAGGACCATCTGGCGACGGGCGTCACCACGCTTGCGCGCTGCTTTGCGGTGACGCGCAGGGATGGCGTGGTCATCGGGTTCACCGACCACGACCGCGACCTTTCGTTTGACGGGATACTCTTTCGCGCCGACTCGGGTCTCACAGCGAAGGCGATCCAGCAGTCCACCGGGCTGTCGGTCGACAACAGCGAGGCCTTCGGGGCGCTCAAGTCCGAGGCCATCACCGAGGGGGATATCCTTGCCGGGCGATACGACGGCGCCGAGGTGCGGTCATGGCTGGTGAACTGGGCCGACGTGTCGGTCCGCGTGCTGCAGTTTCGTGGCACGCTGGGCGAGGTCGTGCGGAGGGGAGGCAGCTTCAATGCCGAGTTGCGCGGGCTTTCCGAAGGTCTGAACCATGCGGAGGGGCTCGTCTACCACGCACGCTGTTCGGCCATTCTCGGCGACGGGCGCTGCCGGTTCGACCTGCGCCAGCCTGGCTATTCGGAGGAGCGTGTCGTGCAAGAGGTCACGGGGGCACGCGTCTTCCGATTCTCCGAGTTCGGGGGCTATGACGACCGGTGGTTCGAGAAGGGTCGCTTCGCCGTGCTGAGCGGCACGGCGGCGGGCATTGTGGGAGCGGTGAAGAACGACCGGCTGAGGGCCGGCGACATCCGTGAGGTGGAGCTTTGGCAGGCTCTGGGAGCGGCGCCCGCGCCCGGTGACTTGGTGCGGATCGAGGCCGGTTGCGACAAACGGCCGGATACTTGCCGCCTGAAGTTCGCCAACTACGACAATTTCCGTGGCTTTCCGGATATTCCGGGCGAGGACTGGCTGATGTCCTACCCCGTCGGGGCGGCCCTGAACGACGGCGGGAGCCGGCGCGGATGACCGACCGGGCGAGGCGTGCGGTGGTGATCGCGCGGGGGTGGGTCGGGACACCCTATCGGCACCAGGCGTCGACGAAGGGTGCAGGCACGGATTGCCTGGGACTTCTGCGAGGCGTCTGGCGCGAGCTTTACGGCGCGGAGCCGGAGCCGGTGCCCGCCTATACCGCGGACTGGTCCGAGCCCGACGGGGCCGAGCGGCTCTGGCAGGCGGCGCGGCGGCATCTGCGCCCCTGCGATCCCCAGGCTCCGCTTCGTGCCGGCGAGGTGTTGCTGTTCCGCATGCGCGGCGGGTCGGTCGCGAAACATCTGGGCATCGCCGCCGAATGCGGCCGCCGGCCCACGTTCATCCATGCCTATTCCGGGCACGAAGTGGTGGAAAGTGCGCTGTCCGCCCCTTGGGCGCGGCGGGTCGTGGCGCGCTTCGCATTTCCCTGAAGGAGAGCCTTGATGGCCACCATATTGCTGTCCGCGGCCGGCGCCTCCATCGGTGCGGGCTTCGGCGGATCGATCCTCGGTCTTTCCGGTGCCGTCATCGGCCGCGCCGTCGGCGCGACTTTCGGCCGGATCATCGACCAACGTCTGATGGGTCCGGGTTCGCAGCCGGTGGAGACCGGGCGGATCGACCGTTTCCGCCTGACGGGAGCTTCGGAGGGCGCCCCGGTCGGTCAGATCTGGGGCCGGATGCGCGTGTCCGGGCAGGTCATCTGGGCTTCGCGGTTCCTTGAGACCGCGACGACTTCGGGCGGAGGCGGGAAAGGGACGCCGCCGACGCCGAAGGTCACCGAGTATTCCTATTCGGTCAGCCTTGCCGTCGCGCTCTGCGAGGGCGAGATCACGCGCGTCGGCCGAATCTGGGCCGACGGCGTCGAGATCGGCAGCGATGACGTGACACTGCGCGTCTACACCGGTTCCGAAGATCAGCTGCCCGATCCGAAGATGGAGGCAATCGAAGGCGCGGGCGAGGTGCCCGCGTATCGCGGCATCGCCTATGTGGTCTTCGAGGACCTCGATCTTGGCGCGTTCGGCAACCGTGTACCGCAGTTCTCGTTCGAGGTGCAGCGCCCGGCGCAGGGGCGGCAGATCGACTCCGTACCCGACCTGGTGCGCGGGATAAGCGGTGTCGCGCTGATCCCCGGGACGGGTGAGTACACGCTGGCCACGACGCCGGTCCACTTTTCGGCCGGGCTCGGGGAAAACGTTTCGGCGAACATCCACTCCCCCGCGGGCAAGACCGATTTTGCGGTGTCGCTGGAGAGCCTTGGCGAGGAACTGCCCGGCTGCGGCTCGGTTTCGCTCGTCGTGTCGTGGTTCGGCGACGATCTGCGGTGCGGAGCGTGCAACCTGAAGCCAAAGGTCGAGGACAACGCCACGGACGGCGTTGGCATGCCCTGGCGGGCAGGCGGCATCGCCCGGGCGGCGGCCGATGAGGTGATCCGGGATACCGGGCGGCCGGTCTATGGCGGAACGCCTGCCGACCAGTCCGTCGTCGAGGCGATCTCGGCGCTGAGAACGGCAGGGAAGCATGTCGTCTTCTATCCGTTCATCCTGATGGAGCAGAAGGCCGGCAACGGACTGGCCGACCCGTGGACGGGCAACCCATACCAGCCGGTGCTGCCCTGGCGCGGGCGGATCACGTTGTCCGTGGCACCGGGGCGGCCGGGAACGCCGGACAGGACGAGCGCCGCGACTGCCGAGGTGGCGGCCTTCTTCGGCACGGCGCAGGCGTCGGATTTCGCGGTCAGCGGCACGACCGTCAGCTACACCGGACCGGCCGAATGGTCCTACCGGCGTTTCGTCCTGCACTATGCCCATCTCTGCGCGGCCGCAGGCGGAGTCGATGCCTTCTGCGTCGGGTCGGAAATGCGCGGGCTGACGCAGATCAGGACTACCGGGGACAGCTTTCCGGCTGTGGCGGCGTTGCGGGCGCTCGCGGCCGAGGTGCGCGCTATCCTTGGGCCTGCAACGAAGATCGGCTATGCGGCGGACTGGTCGGAGTATTTCGGCTATCAGACGCCAGAGGGTGACCTGCGCTATCATCTGGACCCGCTCTGGGCCGATCCGGAGATCGACTTCGTCGGGATCGACAACTACATGCCCCTAAGCGACTGGCGCGACGGGCAGGACCATGCCGACGCGCACTGGGGGTCCGTCTACAACATCGACTATCTGAAGGCGAATATCGAGGGCGGTGAGGGCTACGACTGGTTCTACGCGAGCCCGGCCGAACGCGATGCACAGCGCCGCACGCCGATCACCGATGGCACTTATGATGAAGCCTGGGTCTGGCGGGTGAAAGACATAAGATCGTGGTGGGAGAATGTGCACCACGACCGGATCGGCGGCGTCAAGGGAGCGCCGAGCTCCTGGGTGCCGCAGTCGAAGCCGATCTGGTTCACCGAGTTCGGTTGTGCGGCAATCGACAAGGGCACGAACGAGCCGAACAAGTTCCTCGACCCGAAATCATCGGAATCGCTGCTGCCCAGTTACTCCAACGGGCGGCGTGACGACCTGATCCAGATGCAGTACCTGCGCGCGATGATCGACTTCTGGCGCGATCCTGCCAGGAACCCGGTGTCGGAGGAATACGGCGGGTCGATGGTCGACATGGACCGCGCACACGTCTGGGCCTGGGACGCGCGCCCCTTCCCGCAGTTTCCTGCCAATACCGCCACTTGGGCGGACGGGGATAACTATGCGCGTGGGCACTGGATTACGGGGCGCGTCTCTGCGCAGCCGTTGTCGAGCGTGGTGGCCGAAATCTGTGGCCGGTCGGATGTCGCCGATATCGACGTCAGCGGGCTTTACGGGCTTGTGCGCGGATACTCTGTGGCCGACATCGGTACCGGCCGTGCGGCCTTGCAGCCGCTGATGCTCGGATACGGGTTCGAGGCGGTGGAGCGCGACGGCAAACTGCGGTTCCGGATGCGCGACGGGGTCTCCGTCGCCGAGATCGGATCCGATGCGCTCGCCGTCAGCGAAGGGACAGATGGCTGGGTGGAGACGTCCCGGGCGACCGAGGCGGAAATGGCCGGCAGGGTTCGGCTCAGCTACGTCGAGGCCGAGGGGGACTACGAGGCACGTGCAGTCGAGGCGATCTTTCCTGACGAGGAGACGCGAGGCGTCGCCCAGTCCGAGCTTTCGCTGGCGCTGACGCGGTCGGAGGGGCAGCGGATCGTCGAGCGCTGGCTGGCGGAGGCGCGCGTGTCACGTGACGGTGCAAGGTTCGCACTGGCTCCTTCGCTTGGCCATCTCGGCGCGGGCGATGTGGTGACGCTTGAGGGGGGTCTATACCGGATCGACCGGGTCGAGCAGGCGGGGGCCCTGGGGATAGAGGCCGTCCGGGTCGAACCTGCCGTCTATGAGCCGTCGGACGAGGCCGAGGAGCGGGTCACGCCGAGGACCTTTGTCGCCCCGGCACCCGTCCTTCCACTGTTTATGGACCTGCCACTTATGAGCGGGAACGAGGTGCCGCACCAACCGCATCTGGCGGTGTCGGCCAGTCCCTGGCCCGGATCCGTGGCCGTCTATTCCTCTGACACGGACGCGGGATATGCGCTCAAGAGGATTTTGGCGACGCGATCCGTCATCGGGCGGACGCAGACGGCGCTTTCGTCGGCTGCGCCTGGCATCTGGGACCGCGGACCTGCGTTGCGGGTGAAGGTGTCCGGCGCGCTGGACTCGGTGGACCCGGATCGGCTTCTGAACGGCCAGAACCTGATGGCCATCGGCGATGGAAGCCCTGCCAACTGGGAGCTCTTCCAGTTTGCGGACGCGGTGCTGGTCGCGCCCGGCAGCTATGACCTGACATTGCGGCTTCGCGGGCAGGCCGGGACCGATGCCGCGATGCCGCCCGTCTGGCCGGTCGGGAGCCACGTCGTCCTGATGAACGGTGCCCCGAAACAGATCGAGATTGGCGCTTCCGAGCGCGACCTCGCGCGTCACTACAGGATCGGTCCGTCACGGCGAAGCTACGACGACCCGTCCTATGTCCATCTGGTCGAGGCTTTCGCGGGGGTCGGGCTGCGGCCACTGGCGCCGGTGCATGTGTCTGCCCGGCGAACGGCTGGCGGCGATCTGGCCATGTCGTGGATTCGCAGGACGCGCGTCGATGGCGACAGCTGGTCCGGGGTCGACGTGCCGGTGGGCGAGACGACGGAAGCCTATCTGCTCAGGGTGGTTCAGGGAGCGTCGGTTCTCCGTGAAGTCACGCTCGGCCAGCCCGGATGGACGTATCCGGGCGGTATGCAGGCCGCGGACGGCGCCGCACCGCCCTTCGAAATCCATGTGGCCCAGTTGTCAGACAGCTTCGGGCCGGGCCTTTTCAGGAGGATCGTGATCGATGTCTAA